TGTGGGCGGTTATACGGCACTTCCGCCCCAAGGTTGTAGCCGAGATCGGCACCTACATCGGCAAGTCCACGTTTGTGTTGGCAAGGGAGGGCGCAGACGTACATACCTGCGACATGACGCACAACTTTAAGTTGCCGCTGACCACCGCTATCACCCAGTACCACAGCAGCAGCACCGAAATGCTTGCCAAGTTAGACGGCAACATTGACTTGCTGCACCTAGACGGACGCTTACAGCCTGACGACAAGCCACACCTTGAGCGGCTCTTTACGCCCGACACCGTGATCACGCTAGATGACTTTGAGGGCATAGAGAAAGGGGTGTGGAACGCCATGCAGATAGACCTGTCGCAGCGCATCCTTGTGTACCCGCCCGAACGAGAGTTGACAGAGCGTTATGCGGTGGGAGATGCTACGACTGCAATCATCCTGCCCAACTTGAGGCTGACGCCGCAATGAGCCACAAAGACGCCGCCGAATTTGTAGGCGTATTGCTGCATAGCAGTACCGCCACGCATTTTCTGCATTTGCAGACGGCGAGTTACGCCGCCCACAAGGCACTCGGCCACTACTACCAGAACATCGTGGACTTGGCCGACAAGTACGCAGAGGCATATCAGGGCCACTACGGCATCATGCCCCTCGCTGACTACCCCGAGGGGTTTAAGGTGCAGAAGGACGCCGCCGTATATGCCAACAGCCTGCTGACGTTCGTGAAGGGCATCCGAGACGACCTGCCGAAAGACACCGATTTGCAGAACATCATTGACGAGATTGTGGGCGAGATCGCCTCCCTTCTGTACAAACTGGAGCGTTTCAAATGAACCGCAAACCGGGACTCTACGCCAACATTTTGGCAAAGCAGGAGCGCATCAAGGCCGGTTCGGGCGAGCGTATGAAGCGCCCCGGCGAGGAGGGACGCCCAACTGCTGCCGACTTCAAGCAGGCTGCCAAAACCGCTAAACCAGAAAACAAGGGTTACGCATGACAGCCGCGTGGACACGCAGCGAGGGCAAGAACCCCAAGGGCGGGCTGAACGCCAAGGGTCGTGCCTCGTATAAGGCCGAAACGGGCGGGACGCTGAAGCCCCCGGTTAAGGCAGGCGACAATCCACGCCGAGCCTCTTTTCTTGCTCGGATGGGCAATATGCCGGGGCCGATGGCAAAGGACGGTAAACCCACACGCCTCGCCCTCGCACTCAAGGCATGGGGAGCCTCTAGCAAGGAGGACGCCCGAGCCAAGGCCAAAGCCATTAGCAGCAGGAACAAGTAATGGCCGCTGACCGTCAACGTCTTGCCGCTGCTCTCAAGTATCAAATGACTGACCGTGAACGCATGGAAAAAGCGTTGGCCGAGTTTCGCCGTCAGCAAATTGCGATGAGCGATAGTGCGCCGTCATTAGAGGGCGAAGTAGAGCGATTGACCGGACTGCAACCAAATGTGCAGCGCAGCAGCATTTTGCCTTTTTATAGTCAAGAAACCGGGCTTGTTGCGCCTCAATTCGTATATGACGCGGCAAAGGCTCTAGTCGCACCCGGTTACGCTGCTCAAGGCAACCAAGTTGACCCAGCAGAAGCAATGAATGTTGCTGCAAATGTTATGGGTGGGTCTATTGGCGGTTCGGCAATTGCCCCGGTAGAGGGCGTTATTGCTGGCATGGGCGCATCCCGCAAAACTCCAAAGGTGATTTATGAAAGACGAGAAGAAGGCCCATTCCTCCGAATCCGAAAGGCAGAAGCGGGTGCAGGCGACAATCAACGAGTACCGCCAACTGTCAGCCAAGCTGGAAAAACTACGCAACGGTCGTCCTCGGGCGGAACTGTCGGAGGAAGAACTCGCGTGGCGGTGGCGAAACCTGATGCGCCATCGGCGGTTTCAGGACGACGTTTAGCCCCTTCGCAGGTTGCAAGCCAATATACGCAAGAACAGTTTGGCACCCCATATAAATTGCCAAAAAACCCGCCAAGCAGTTTGCAGAAACAGGCACCAATTGGGCGCATATTTTTAGAAGCTACCCGAGAAACCCCGCAATACAAAGCCGCAACGCTCAAGTCATATGAGCGTGTTATGCCAAAAGTGCTGCAAGAAGCAAAAGTTAAAAATTACGACGATTTGCTAGAAAAGTCGTATGTTCAATTAGCGAAAGAAGTGAAGTCGCAGTTTGATGCGTTGCCAATTTCCATGTCGTATTACCGAGGCGGCGAAGGATCGTATAAAAGCAGCAAAGAACTGTTTGAGGACATAGACAAGCGCGGGCATATGTTTGTATACCGCGGCGGAGATCCGCACGATTTCCTTGGATCAACCGACCCGGACACCGGACTTTCATATAACGAAATGTTCCGTGCGGTACATGACTATTTTGGTCACGCGGTACACCGCAATCAATTTGGCCCAATTGGCGAAGAAACCGCATGGGCCGCGCATAGCCAGATGTTTAGCCCGCTGGCTCGCATAGCCATGTCTAGCGAAACCAGAGGGCAAAACAGCCTAGTCAATTATTCGCCACTTAATGCAGAGCTAAAGGCCGAGATATATAACGCAGAGCGCGATATAGCCGATGCGATGCGTTATGGTTACGACGCAGAGACGATAAAAGAGTTGCGACAAGTACGCCAAAAACTGTTTAATGATTTTCAATACGCCCCGCAAAAGTCAGTCGTGCTGCCTGCCGAAATGATCCAAATTGATTACATGGGGTCGCCAATCGCAGGCTTTGAAGGTTTAATTGTTCCAGAGGCAGGAACAGCTACGAACTTGCCGCTAACGCATTACAGTCAAAGCGCGGCATTGACTCAAACCGATCCAAGCCGATACGGCACAGGCATTAAAGGGCAGGAAGCCGCTCGGTTGCGTGATGCGCCAGATGTGCGAGACCGAACATATTTTTATACTGGCGCACCGGGTTCAGTACGCCCAGAAGCAGGGCTTGGGCCAAACGCATATACGGCGCAAGGCGAGAATTTGTACAACATGAGGAAAGACCCCGCAAAACTCGGGGTATTGGCTGATGTTGTCAACACAACGTCACCGTTGGCTCAAATGAACCCCGGCGCAATAGATGATTTTAGCCGTGCAAGCGACTTTGAAAGATTGATGAAAGCATACGGGTATGGCGGTTACTACAGCCCGGAGGCAAAGGTTGCGACCGTGTTTGAGCCCATGCGAGTCAAACTAGCCAAGGCATTACGACGATGAACGCAGGAACTTTTAAAAAAGGTAGAAAACCGGGGCCGGGCAGACCAAAGGGTATGCCTAATAAGTCCACGCAGGCCGCCAGAGAGGCCATTGCAGCGTTTGTGGACGGCAACGCAGACAGACTCCAAGGGTGGCTAGACGAGATCGCTGCCGAAAAGGGAGCGCAGGCTGCCTTTGACGCCTTTAGCACCCTGCTGGAGTACCACGTTCCGAAGCTCGCCCGCCAAGAGATCACAGGTAAAGACAACGGCCCGGTCAAGGTACAGATCGGATGGATGGCTCCCGAATAATCCTGCCCTACCGCCCACGCAAGGCGTTCATGCCGTTCCATGAGCGCACTAAACGCTGGGCTTGCCTTGTCGCACACCGCCGCGCAGGTAAGACGGTAGCCGCCGTCAACGATATGATCCGCGCTGCTGCGATGTACCAGCAGCCTTACGGACTATTCGGTTACGTCGCCCCTTACCGCAGTCAGGCAAAGGCCGTGGCATGGCAGTACTTTAAGGACGGCGCACACCCGATCATCCAAAGCATCAACGAGCAGGAACTGACCATCACGCTAATCAACGGCAGTCAGATACGCCTGTTCGGTGCCGACAACGCTGATGCCATGCGCGGCCTTGGATTTTCGGGGCTGTACCTTGACGAGTACGGTGACTTTAAGCCGAGCGTATTCGGGAACGTATTGAGAGCGTCCCTGTCAGACAAGCAGGGTTGGTGCGTTTTCGGCGGTACACCGAAAGGCAAAAACCAATTCTGGGAAATTTACGATACCGCCACTCGTCTCCCTAGCGAGTGGTTCCTGTTGCGCCTTCCCGCCTCAACCAGCGGGCTTCTCCCTGCGACAGAGCTAGCCGCAGCAAAGGCGCAGTTGGCCGAGGATCAGTACCTGCAGGAGTACGAGTGCAGCTTTGAGGCTGCGATCCTCGGTGCTTTTTACGGCAAGGAAATGCGCGAGGCGCAAGACCAAGGCCGTATCACCAACGTGCCGTACGACCCGAATCTGCCGACGTACACCGCATGGGACTTGGGCTACCGCGACGACACGGCCATCTGGTTCTATCAGGTCGCCCGTGGGGAACTGCGCGTTATAGACTTCTACGCCGTCTCGGGCGAGGACATCCACACGATTGCCGATGTGGTACGCAACAAGCCGTACCGCTATGCCAAGCACTACCTACCGCATGACGCGAGAGCCAAGAGCCTACAGACCGGCAAAAGCATCATTGAGCAACTGGCGTCACAACTAGACATCGCCAAACTCGCTGTTGTCCCCGACATCGGTGTGCAGTCAGGCATACAGGCTGTGCGTATGATGCTGCCGCGTGTGTGGTTTGACGCGACCAAGTGCAGCGATGGCATTGAGGCGCTGCGTCAGTATCAACGCGAATACGACGAGGACAAGAAAGCCTATCGTCAGTCACCGCGCCACGATTGGACATCACACCCTAGTGACGCTTTCCGTATGGTTGCGGTATCATGGTCTGAAGTCGCTGACAAGCCCC